GGATCGGGTTCCGGCTGCAATAGCCGTCCTTTCCTGAATATGGAGGGGATTTTCGCCGGAAAGGAAAAGGCCCGCGCCGGGAGGTCAGAATTACCGGGCGGGCCTTTCTTGAGGTCGGTTACAAAGCTTCCTCAAAAATCTTTCGTCGCTGAGTTCTGACCTCTCGACGGGCGGGATCTTACACGAATCAGACCGGATTTAAAGGCGATTTTAAATAATCCGAGAATTTCTGGATTGTGAAGGCTCTGTGAAAATTTTGCGAAGCCGCATATATTGCTACCAAATGGGAAATTTCCCGATAGTGTGGCGGAGCCGGGATAGGCGCGGAATTCTCACCGGCCATTTGGATTAAAGCCGCGATCCTCCCTGTCGCCGCCACCACGACGACCCTTTTTGTCCTCTTTTTCCTTAAGCAGCTTGAGCGCTCGCTCAACCCTGGCGGAAAACGATTCGCCGCTTTTTAATGCCGTTTCTTGGCTCGTTATGAGTAGAGGGGTGTCAACCGTGATGCTGATTTTCTTTTTTACGACGCTTTTAGACGGCGCTCCTACTTTCTGCTTTTCGGGATTGTCCATTGGTTTGGTGCTGTTTCCGCCGTCTTTGTAACTCAGGAACGGATAACGCTCAAATAATTTTAGTAGGATTTTAATCCGGCTTTAAAGATTTCCGTTGCAAGTCGCCTTTTTATCGCCTTTTAATGCGGCATGCCTAAGCCGCCCCGCACTAAAAAAGTCCCAGCAGAAACCCGCCCAGTCGGTCGCCCAAAGGTCCAGCATGCTCACACGAAAGTCAGCGTTACTATCCCGCCCAAGGTTTACGCCTCCGCTCAAAAAAGAGCCTTTGCGAACAAGGAGAGCTTCTCCAGCCGTGTTAGCCGCGCTCTTGAAAACTTACTGGAGATGGAGGCCGCTAAATGACCACCACCGACTCCGAAAAACCCCTCTGCGCGTCAGGCATCGCAGCAGCTCTCGGGCTGACCCACAAGACGGTGATCGCGCTCTACGAAAAAGGAGCCATCCCGGCCGAGATTGCCGAGGGGCGACTATACCGCTTCGACCTCGCAAAAGTCCGCGCTGCATTGGCCGAGCGGGCAGCAAAACCCCAAACAGCACAAGCCAAATGAGCCCGACCCTAGACCAACTAATCGACACGGCTTCAGATCAAGCCGCCGTTACGAATGCCGCGCTGGATAAGGCGGAGGCGACTGTTGCGAGGCATATGCCGACGCCCGGTCCATGGTCCGTTGGAGTCGGCTGGCCAACAACGATCTACGCCCAATGTGTCCCAATCGCCCATACAAGCACTGGTGATTCAAACGATTGGATTCCCGGAATGAGGTTTCTCTATCCAGAGAACGCGGTAGCAAACGCCCGCCTAATCGCAGCAGCTCCAAGTATGATTTCTGCGCTGATGGAGGCTTACGAATTACTTTCAAGCCTTCCTGTTCCTGATGGGAAATACGCGATTGTCACAAATATAGCGAGCGTCATTCACGAGGCTACAACCAAATAAATCTATGCCGCGAGGAGGAAATAACAAGAAGCCTGAAAGCTGGTGGAGAAATTCAAAGGGCTACATTGAAGGCAAGGTTTGGCTGGAAAATTGTGAGCAGATACGGGTCAAAAAACACCGATGGATCATGGAAGCGCACCTTGGACGGAAGCTGGATTCTGATGAGGTTGTTCACCACATCAACGGAATTAAAGACGATAACCGAATCGAAAATCTGGAAGTGCTGACACACGGAAAACACTCAAGCATGCACAATATTCAGCGAAATTATAAAACTGGATACAAAATGAATCTTACACCGGAGCAGCGTTCCGAAAGAAGCGCTCGTGCCAAAAAGATGAAACTTGGAGAACTCGGCAGAGCCGCAATCGCCCGCGCAACCGGAAAGGAGTCGGCATGAAAAAGCTCATAACAGGAAAACTGATACAAGCCGGGAAGCTCAAGGACAACTCAGGCGAAATCTTCCACGGAGTTTCCATAGACTGCTCAATCGAAGTTCTCAAAAGCTCGCGACTTCCGCTTTATGAAAGCGTGGGCATTGTAGCTTGGGGAAGCTCAGCGAGTGAGATCATGGAGCTGCTGGAGACCGGCATCCCCTCAAAGACATTCAAGGAGTTTTGTGGGCTAATCCTAGCCGAGATCAACCAAGGACAGGCCAAATGAAAAATATCCTAACCCGTCGAATTCTTCGCCTCAACCTTGATTTCGCACTCGCGAAAATGGAAGGGCGCGACACCAAGCCGTTTTTGCGCCGGGCTAAATCGCTGTCTGCTGCATGGCTGGCGCTCGGGGAGTCTGAGACTTCCGGCTAGAAACCCAAAAACCACCAGTGGAGCGGGAATGCAAACCGCGACCACGGCGGGCACGTTTGCCAAATATCAAAAGTCCGAACCATGAAAAACTATCACTTTATCATCTCCTGCGAAGGATTTCTGAACGGAACCAATGTCAGCCGCCGATCCACATCCGCCACGTTGGCCGAGTGTAAAATCCGCTCGGTAATAGCGAAGGGAAAGGGTGTTCCGACTGACTTCAAGCTTACGCCATGCACCTAGGAAACGACCGATGCGCCCGCTGCGGAGGCGGGTCGGCGCCTTGTCCTGTATGTAATCCGATAGAAGAAACCGAACCGATACCATATATCTACACCGACACAAAACCAATGAACGCCACCGAAGAACCGCCTGTTATCGAAACCGCATTTGAAATCGTCCCTGCCGAGCTGGGACTTGAACTAGCCGCGAAAAACTCCCTTGAGCTTGCGTTCTCTGGATTTTTCACGGAAGCCGCCAAGTGGAAAGAGCACGCCGCAACGATCACCGAGCCCAAGCTTGCTAGAACTGCGCGCCTCGAACTGAAGAACCTCCGCGTTGCCGCTGAGAAGAAGCGCAAGGAACTGAAGGAGGATTCGCTTCGCATGGGCAAGGCTATCGACGGCGCGAACAACATCCTGTTGGCGCTAATCGTCCCGATTGAGAAGGATCTTGAGGACGTCGAGAAAGCGGCGGAGCGGGCTGAAGCTGCTCGAATCAAGGCTTTGACGGCAGACCGAGCCGAGGCTCTTGCAAAGTATGAATTTGAAGCCATCGGCATCCAGCTCGGAACGCTCACTAACGACCAGTGGTCCACCTATCTGCAAGACGCCAAGGATGTTTTCGAAGCCCGAAAGGAGCGCGAACGCAAAGCTGTCGAGGAAGCTGCTGCCGCCGCGAAGAAGGAAGCGGAAGAGCGCGAGGCGCAACGGCTGGAAAACATCCATCTGAAAGCAGAGGCTGAGAAAGCTGCTGCCGCTTTGGAAGCTGAGCGCAAGGCGCAGGCCGAGAAGGACGCCGCCGCCAAGGCTGAGCGCGAGAAGATCGAAGCCGCTGCCGCCGAGGATCGCCGGAAAGCCCAGGAATCCGCTGCCGCTGAAGCCAAGAGGCGCGAAGCCGCCGAAAGGGAGGCTCAGGCGCTGCGTGACGCTGAGGTAAAGCGCGTGGCTGATGCTAGGGCCGCTGATGCTGAGCGGGCGAAGGCTGAGGCTCTAGCGGCAAAGAAAGCTGCTGCCGCGCCGGACAAGGCAAAGCTGATGGAGTTCGCGGCGATTGTCCGCAAGCTGGAAGTCCCGATCATGAAATCTATCGATGGAAAGAACGTGGCTGTCGATGTTGGGGTGAAGGTTGATTCTTTCGCCAAGTGGATCGAAACCCAAGCCGCCACTCTGTGACCGAAACCCAACTCCTCGCCCGCATCCACATCCTCCGCAAACTCGCATGGGTCAGCAAATGGCACCGCGAGAGACTGGCGGAAATGGAGGCCGAGGCGAGAAGGTGGAAGATAAGCATATGAAACACGCCCTCACCATCGCAATATCCGTCATAGTCGGCCTATCCGCGCCGTTCTGGCTTTATGTTTTCGTCGCATCCAATCAGTAACGAAACAAGTCCATCCGTGGACGCAAATGAATAAGCTAATGCCGACACCCACCGACTGCAAACAATGCGGCGAGCCTTACTACGGCCCGCCCGGAGTGAAATGTAACGACTGCGAAAGAGCCGCGTTAGATCCATCGGATGCGACGGATTGTTCTGGAGTTTTGTTAGCTGCGGAACACATGGATTGGCAGCAGGTCGTTTTGAACGGAGGCCCGCCATGCTTTGCCATCGTGGAAAACGACAGTGGCCACTTCTGCGGACGGGCGCAACGCTGGGAGGGTCACGATAGTCACCACACGTTCGTCTCCCTCGCGGACCTGCTTCGCAATCTCCCGAACAGTGTATTATCCCAACCTAAGCCGTAATAATTATGAAGCCAACCATCTACCGCTACACCGCCCCACGCCCAACGCGCTGGAACCGAAACGCGCTGATCGCGCTCGGGCTATTCGGCGGATCGTTCCTCATTGTTACTGCTATGATCGCCATCATCTATAACATAATCCGGTAAAGCCATGAGCAACCACGCCGCAATCGTCCGCGATTATTCCGACACCACCTTAGACGGCATCATCCTACAACTGTCGATGACCCGTCAATGGCCGGAGCGACTCAAGGCGGCGATTGCGGAGCGGGAGAGACGGAAGAAAATTTAACTGAATCCAACTGAAAATATGAGCACTGAAATCACCACCAAGAAGCCGCAAGGTTTGAAAGAACTTATCAACTCCGACGCCATGCGTGCGCAATTCGCGCTGGCACTCCCCAAGCATCTATCTCCAGAGCGTTTCGCCCGTGTCGCCATCACGGCATTAACCAGGACTCCGAAGCTCGCAGACTGCACGCCAGCCAGCCTAATGAAGTGCCTGCTCGACCTCTCAGCGATGGGGCTTGAGCCTGATGGACGGCGGGCGCATTTGATTCCCTACGAGAACCGCAAGCTCGGTATTGTTGAATGCACCCTGATTGTCGATTTCAAGGGGCTGGTCGAACTCATCCGCCGCTCCGGTGATGTGGTTTCAATCCGCTCCGAGACGGTCTGTGAGCAGGATATTTTCTCATGGAATGACGGCGCGGTTTCCCATTCGATTAACTGGCGGGAGGATCGCGGCAAGCTCCAAGCCGTCTATGCAGAAGCCCTAATGAAGAGCGGCGAGAAGCAATCCGCTGTGATGACGCTGAATGAGGTTGAAGGTATCCGCACCCGCTCACGCTCTGGAACCTCCGGCCCATGGGTGACTGATTTTTCCGAGATGGCTAAGAAAACGGTTGTCCGTAGACTTTCGAAGATGCTGCCGCTTTCCAGCGAGATCATGCGCCATGTCGAGCGTGACGATGACCAGTATTCGATGCGTGATGTATCTCCGAAAGCCCCGCCATCGTTCATCCTGCCAACCATCGAAGCGGAGCCGGAGCCGGTGGCTATCGAAGCGCCACAAGAGGAGGGCGAGCAATGAGCTTCCCTGATTGCAACCTGATCGACGTGGATCAACGCAGCGAAGAGTGGTTTGAAGCCCGTAAAGGCTACCTCACAGCATCCAACTTCGGGGCATGGCTAACAAAGAACGACAAGACCAGCACCAAGGCTAAACGCACCGCTGCCGCTCAAGTGCTCGCTCAAGTCGCTGGATTCCCTGATCCTCCGGTTTATGAAACTGCCGACATCAAGCGCGGCATCGAATGGGAGCCGCAAGCCATCCAGGAGTTTTCCCGGCTAACTGGACTGCTTGTCGATCCAATCGGATTCGCTCAATCCAAGCATGGGCTTTTTGGGGCGTCGCCGGATGGCTTAATTCTAACCTGCGGCGAGGGACTGGAAGTTAAATGTCCCCGCGCATCCAAGCTGATCCAGTATCACCAAGCGGGCGAGCTGCCAGATGAATACCGGGACCAGGTTCATGGAACGATGGCGGTGCTCGGGTGTAAGGCTTATCACTTCTTCGCTTATCACGAAGGACTGCCGAGCTTTCATGTTCGGGTTGTTCGCGATAGTTACACAAACGACATGCTCGAAGGGCTGAAGTCGTTTTCCTACTACCTGCAAGCGGTATCTCAGAAGATGCAAGAGCTGATGCAGGAGCAATTCCCCAGCACGGAGGGCGGCGAGTCATGAAATGGGATCGCGAATTCATGTCCGACGATGACCGAGAGGAAATCGACCGCGACCGCGACAGGCGAAATGAGGCCGCCATTGATCGAGCCGACTACCTCCGCGACGAGATGCTAGACCGCCAGATGGAAGCGCGGGAAGCGGCTCGGGAGGAACTCAAAAACAATTTCCCGGAGCCGAGTGGTTCCGATGAAAACCCGCCCGTGGATATGTATCCAGCCGAAACGCCATACTCTTCTGAGGGGTTGGTCGTGGAGGCAGCGGGCGGGGAAATTTCAACTGAAAAATAACGACACTATGAACAAATTCTCCAAATTCCCCGCCGACGTAATCTGCGAGTTTCACCCGCTTTTCAAAGGGTTGATGTGGGTTTCTGCCGCACGATCGACCGACGACACGCGACTTGTATTGTGCTCCGTTCATGTCGAACGGGAAGGGCTCGACTGTCATATTGTCGCCACGGATGGACGCCGCTTGCATGTCCACACCTTCGAGCCTGGGTTGTTCGATGATGATATCGAGATGATCACCCCCGGCCTTTACGAAGTGGTAACGAAAACATCGAAGCTGATCGTGATTGCACCTTCCGAATGCGGTTCATCATATCCGAATTGGCGCGGTATCATCCCAAAGTATGAGCCAGAACATGAAGACGTTTTCGAGCACCGATCAATTTCAAGGATGGCTATCAGGACGGGGGTTTTGCTCGCCACGGACTTTGCAAATGAGGCAATCGGATTTGGAAACGGCCGCAAGAAAGATGATTCCGCAATGGTCCGCTATGGCTCCCCGGAAAAGTCCGGAGCGTTTGTTATTTCCCACGATCTAGGCAAGGCGATTGTCATGCCTCTGAGGATGGACGATGGCGAATACTCGACCGAGGAGAAGCCAAAGACCGACGTGAAAAACACGCCCGATCTTCCCGGATTCAGCGATGAGCCAGTGAAGGGCCCGGATCCAGCGCCAGCCTCGAAGAAGGCCAAGCGGAGAAAGGAAACAGCCAAATGAAAGCCTCACCCATCCCCACCGGCAAAAAGAAGCCGGGACAAGCCAACAAGGACGAGATCCTTTTCATCCTCCGCGGCTTCGTCCCTGCCGACATGATCAAAGTGGAACATCGGTTCCACCCGGTGAGGATGTGGCGGTTTGATTACGCGATGCCGTCGAAGATGCTGGCTATCGAGTACCACGGACATGCCGGATTCGTCGGCAAGGGTGTCTCAGGACATTCTACAATCAAGGGGCTCACGAATGACTGCGAGAAGCTCAACAGTGCCCAAGCCGCAGGATGGACCGTGCTGGCATTCACTGCGCTCCATTTCAAGCCAGTAGATCGACTCAAGCACAAGCTGACGTCTCCCTACGACACGATCAAAGCGGCAATTGGCCGCCTGGATTCGATGGAAGCCGAGTCGCAACCTTCTTTATTTTGAACGATCAAGCAAAGCCGTGCCGCGCGGCGGATTGAATTCAAAGTGGAAGCTGACCGGCATCGGCTTCTGCGCCTTGTTCGATTTCTCTTTTTGCGACGATGAACTACTACAACGAATTCGACCCAAGCGCCGCCGCCTGGCTGCGTGTGTTGATAGAGTGGAAGTTGATCCCAGCGGGGGAAGTCGATGAACGATCAATAACAGAAATCAAACCCCATGAACTCACTGGATACACTCAATGCCACTTCTTCGCCGGAATCGGCGGATGGTCACTCGCCCTTGACCTCGCAGGATGGCCAGCCTCTCGACCTGTTTGGACAGGCTCTTGCCCCTGCCAGCCGTTCAGCGATGCCGGGCAAGGCAAAGGGATCGAAGATCCCCGCCATCTCTGGCCAACGTGGTTTCGGCTCATCCGAGAGTGCGGCCCTCCAAAGATCCTTGGAGAACAAGTTGCGAGCACAGATGGACTTGCATGGTTCGACCACGTATCGACTGACCTGGAGTCGGAGGCTTACGCAGTCGGGGCGGCGGATATTCCAGTTGCGGGCGTCGGCGCTCCACAAGGACGGGCAAGGCTCTGGTTCGTGGCAAACTCCTACGACCCGAGACGGCAAGGGCCAGAGTGGCATGGGGAACCGCATCAAGCGCGGCAAGAATGGCCGCCTGCACGTGGCGAATCTCTGCGATCAAATTGTGGACCTTGGCCGCCCGGACCTCGTGAGGTCTCCAGAATTCCGGTGCTGGCTAATGGGCTACCCGGAGTGCTGGGACGATGCCGGGGCTACGGCAATGCAATCTCTCCGCAAGTCGCGGCGCAGTTCATCCGCGCCTCTGAGTAAATCGAACGCTCAAGCGATGGCATCCGCCGACGAGAAAACTACACCGAAGGAAACGACTTTATGACACCGGAAACCGTGAAAGAAACCGCAGAAGGCGGATTGTCCATCCGCGACTTGTTAGCCGTTGTGGGAAGCTATCGACTGCCGTTCTCGCGCATAGAAAACCCTCCAGAATGGCAACGGACTGAAATCGTCGCTACCAAGTTCACTGGCGGAAACCCGTCACAATGGGCGATCCGTGAAATGCAAATGGTAATGGCGAAGGATGGGGAATGGGAATGGGAGCCGTCGCCGTCGAATCGTGATGACGACTTCCTGACCCGAACCCGCTTCGATACCGCCGAGGATGCTGCCGAGTGCGCTCTGAAATTCTCTTCGGCTAACGCCGGTGTCCTGGCACAGCCGACACTCAACTCAACCAGCCAATCCGATGCCCGATAAAAATACAACTCCGACAGCCGCTAGAAGGCTGTTGCCAGCGACCACTTGTTCGGCTGGCGGCGGTCACCAATGGGCGCACTACAACCTCAACCACAGATGCTGGCAGACATGCTACAAGTGCGGAAAAACCATCGACCACACGAAACTGAATGGACTCGAAAAATCCAAGTGACCAACTGAGGGGAGTTCTCTCCTCGCTGGAAGAGTGGGGCGACTACTTCCGCGAGAAGCAGCATCCCGTGACGCTCACACTCCTCCGCGCTGCCTCAGCCATCCGCAGCCATCTTGGAACGGGGTGCGAAACGTGCGGCGGAAAAATCCATGGCCCGTGCCCTCGTTGCGGTGCGCCGCAGTGTTGCGATGCGTGCTGCCGCGAAGACGAACGCCGCCGAAATGAGCAGTGCCAATGCCGCGTTCGTCTCGAATCCGACGCCGGGAAAGACATCTGCGGGCTGTGCGACAAGCGGTTCCACTCTCTGCCGAACGAACGAGGTCTGGCAACCGCGCCACAGCGGCCCGACCTCGACTAGAAACGTCCTCGCGGTTGCCAGCACCGACCTTGTTCTCTGATCCGGCCCGAACTACCCCAAAATAATGAATACACCTGAAGAAAAAATAGCCGCTCGCGACCAACAAATCGCGGAAGAAATCTGTCACCGGGAACGCCTGAAAAACGACGTGGAAAAGGTGGAAGCACAACGTGATGAAGCTCGCCACGTCGCGGAACTGCTCTGGAAGGAAGTCGATCACATGGCCAAGCGGTATGTGGGACCACGCGCCCCATCGCCGCCCCGCCTGCCTTGGGATTCAGAGAACACGTAGTTTATACACCCATGGCAAGGAACACAAATATGCACAGCGGCTATACCCAGCGAAGAATCAAATCGCATCAGGCTATCAACAAAGGTCAGCGGGACCTGTCCTGTTGCTCCATTGCGATTCTTCGCAATGTCGAGCTGAGCCCATCCCGCAGACTCATCCTTTTCCTTTTCATCCTCGGCGTAATAAGCCTCGCGATAAAGCAGGCCCACCATGTCGGCGTCCTGCTCGATGGAACCGGATTCCCGGAGGTCGGACATTTTCGGAATGCCCTTCTTTTTCCCTGTTCGGCTCTCCGGCCCACGGTTGAGCTGAGCAAGGATTAGGATCGGGATTCCAAGCTCTTTCGCTAGCCCCTTGATGCCGGCGGAAATTTCGGAAATCTCCCGTTCGCGTGAATTCTCGGCCTGCTTGGTTTTCGACTTCAGTAGTTGGAGGTAATCGATGGCGATGAATTGGATGTCCGCTTCGCGCTTTTTCCGGCGTGCCTTGGCCCGAATGGCATTGATGGTGATGCCCTCGGTGTCATCCACAAAAATCTTACCCTCGGATTCAGCTCTTGAGACTTCGAGCGCAATCCGCTGTATGCGTTGTAAGTCGCCCCTGTCCGCTTGCTCACCCCTCGAAAGTTTGCTGATGGCGAATTTGGCGCGGGCGTAAATCAATCGCGCCACAAGCTGTTTTGTGCTCATCTCTGCCGAGAAAACCAACGATGACTTGGACAGATCGAAAACGACGTGCTCCACCACGTTCATCATAAACGAGGTTTTCCCCATCGACGGGCGAGCCGCGACAACGAACATGTCGCCCGGCTTCATGCCGCCGCTCATTCGATCCAACTCTTCAAATCCGGTCGAAATTCCGGCAACGGCAACTTTCCCCCTGATCTGCTCTTCAAGGTCCACCATCACTCCGGCGACGGCCTGCTTTACGCTCATACGCGCCTCTGTGGCGTCGAGTGAGTCGCGGATGGACATCACGCCAGCCTCAAGAGCGTCGAGCGCCTCCAGCGCCTCTCCTGGCGCATCATAGGCGGCAGCGATCCCGAGATTGCAAACCTCGATCTGGCGGCGCAGGTTGTATTTGTCGCGGACCAGCCCAAGGTGATGCCGGAAGTAGCCCGGTGCCGGAGCGTAGGTGTAGAGGTCAGTAACGCCGCTCGCCCCTCTGCGCTTCGGCTGGCTTTCCATGCGCATCTCATTGCTACCGATGCCCTCGGGATGTAAAGCCTGATTTATAACCGCTCCTTCCTCCGTTCGTTCCTGGACGATGCGTCCGCGCTCGCCTTGCGGTAAATCGGCTCGGTTCGCATCAGATGAGCATGCAGCGCCCGCTTCACATCCATAAAATGGTCGAGCTTTGGATCGGGAATGCCGGATGTGTCGCGGCCAGCTTTGGTTAGGTTGTTTCTCATGGGTCCGCCTCCGTCGTTTCTTTCATCTCGTATCTCTTCTTGCGCCCAAAAGCGTCCGCGTGCTCTTGCAACGATTCGAGTAGCCGCTTATGGCAGTCACTTCCGATTGCGGGCATCGTCTTGGATTCGTCCTTGCTGGCCATTGCTCGGTATTTGGCATGATTTAGGAGGATCCATCCGCCGTCGATCTTCTCGATTCTGCGACCCTCATCGTCGCTGGTGCGGCTGTATTTATCCGGAGATAGAAATTTGGAAATTGCAGCCTCGGTGTCAGGAAGCGACATTCCAGCGATCTGAGCGAGCCCAGGAATGGAAGCGTGAACCTCTCCGTGCTTGTCCGAGATGGCGAGCATGGTCACCCAAATCTTGCAGGTGTTGGCGTCCTCGGTCCAGATTGTTGAGGTGACTATTGAAGAGAAAAGCTTGGTGTAAGCCATGTCGTTATTATGCGTTATTTGTTGTGACTAATGACAGATCTTTCTCAACTTTTTCTGTGTCTAGCATGTGGATAACTCGCCGCTCTTCCGCCACCGCTTCAAGCGCCTTCGTCAGCGTAACCTGCAACGTGTGGATCATCTTTTTTAAGCTGCTGACATACTCCAGCAGCTCGCCCCGCGTCATGGATTCAGGCGTTTTCATGCAATCCTTACTTTCCCATTCCCGTTACACCTCGGGCATTTGTGCTCGGATTTAATCTTGCCGGACCAGCCGATGATTAAGCCCTTGCCTCGGCAGGCGGGGCAATTCGCGATGGCCGGGAATTG